GGCTTCAAGGCGCCTTCGGCGACGACCTGGGCCATCGGGTCACCGGTGACGGTGACCCACTCGACGACACCGGATGACACACCGACGACGTCGACGACCTGCAGCAGCGGGGGCATCACGACGTCGGAGACGCGGGGCGGCAGCACGAACGACGGGATCGCCAGATCGGACGTCATGATCGGGGCTCGCTGATGGAACGGCAGGAAGTCGGTGAGCTCGACGGCGCCGGACTGGCCGCGACCGTTGTACGACCGGAACTCGCCCGAATTGACGACCTGCTGACCCCACGACGTCGACTCGACGGGTGTGCGGGTCGCGACGGCGTCGCGGTGACGGTCCAGCTTCGACGTCAACGTCGTGAACCGGCGGGTCGACTCGGCGTCGTCGTTCCAACGCTTGATCTCGGGGTCAAGCACCGCGATACGGGCTTCGATCTGGGCGAGCTCGTCGAGCTCGGCGGGGGTGTTGTCGCGGTCTTCGTCCGCCGCGATGTCGCCGAGCTGCGACATGCGCTCGGTGATGCGGACTCGTTCGGCGTGCAGGCGTTGCAGTTGCTGGATCACAGCAGAGACCTCCCAAAGGGACGCGGATAGGGCGTCGGCGTGGGTCTTGCTGCGGTTCCGCCGTCCCGGGCGAGCCGCCGGCCAGGCGGGCGTTTCCGGTGTCGCGGGCGAGAGTAGGTTGCGCCTTCGCCCGGGATGCTAGTCCCAGCCGGCCGGGAGCACGACCGGAGAGAGATCCACGAGCGGTGCCGGCGGGACCGTGTAGCGGCCGGGTCGGCGGGTCGCCATCACCCGGGCGCCGTCATACGCACCGATCGGACACAGCGACACTTCGTGCAGCTGGGCTTCGATGATCTCGCGGGCACCGTCCGGGCCGCGCCGCTGACGCTTCGGGAGGAACCCGACGGAGAACGCGTCAAGCATCCCTTCGGCGACCTCGTTGAGGACGGCGTCACCGGCCGGTGTGCGGGCGATCCGGAACTGTGCCCAGCAGCCGGCCGGGTCGTCGGTGCGCCACTCGACCGCTTTGCCGACGGCGGTGCGGTGATCGTGTGCCCGGTACAGCTTGACGCGATCACCGCGGTCGCTGACGGTGCGCGTCAGTGACCGGGGCCGGAACCGCTCACCGGCTGGGTCGTCGGTGAGGAACGTCGTTTCGTCGTACGGGACGACGATCCCTTCAACGATCCGTTCCGACATGTCCGGGACCCGTAGCTGCAGGCTCGGGAACGTCGCATGCTTCACAGGACACCCCCGGCGTACGGTGGACGGTTCATCAGCAGCCGGATCTCGTCGACCGACAGGACGTTGATGCGGCGGGCGATCTCGAAGAGTTCCATCTGTGTCTTCGAGTCGGCCCGCAACAGGCCCTCGAACTCGATGTGGGCTTTCGTGCCGCCGGGGAGCTGGGCGGTCAGGACGGCTTCGATCCGGGCCAGCCACGGCAACAGGGTCAGCTGGTACAGCTCGAGCATTCGGGTCTCGTTCGTCGAGTACGTCAGCGAGTCACCAGTCGGCCCGCCGAGCATGCCGGGCGGCAGCCCGAACATCAACGCGACCTGGGTGAGTGTGAGTCGTGAGAACTCTGCCGCTTCGGCGTCGACCGGTGACCAGGTGAGCGGATGAAACTCGGTCGTCGCGTTGAGGACGGCGATCGTGCGCCGTCCGGAGTGCTGCGACATCCAACGTTGCTTGAGGTTGTCGGCCTGCTCCTGGGTGACGTTCGGCTGTGACGTCTTCAGGTAGCCGGCGGGGACGCCGGCGGCGAACGCCGAGTTGACGTAGGCGCCGAGCGACCCGATCGTGGCGAGCTCACCGGCGAACCGGGTCAGGACGCCGGTGCCGCGACCTTTGATGATCGGGTGTTGCCCGCGGAGATGGATGATGTCGCCGGGGTCGAGGCGGACATCGGCGACGTAGTAGCGGCCATCCCTGAGTTCGACGTCTTCGGGGTGCAGCACCCACAGCGGCGGTTTTGGTGACCCGTCCTCGCCACGGTTCGGGACGTAGATGAACCCGTCGCCGTACCACAGCGCGGACAGCACCCATTGGCCCCACACGTCGACCTGTGATTGGCGTGTCTCGTTGATGCTGGTCGTGTCGACCACGCGGCCGTCGAGGCGGAGTGCTTGCGGGTCGTCGATCCACGGCGGCGTCGGCAGGCGTTCGGTCTGGCCGCGGTACACATGCCATGGGAGCGCGGCGATCGTGTCGACGATCAGGCCGGTCGCCCGGTGCACCGCCGGGATGCCCATCCCTGGGACCAGCGTCGCCCCCGGGATGGGATTCCCGAACGGGCCGCCCGACCCGCCGGTCCCGGCCGGGCCGAGCCACCACAGCCATGGCTGTTCGACTTCCCAGCCGTCCGGCGAATTGTGAAGCACGTCGCGGCCATCGGTCGCGGTGAGGACGTTGCCACGCAAACCGCGCAACGCGAGGTTGGCGCGTTCGCGGATCGTCACGGACCGTGATTGTAGGTGTGCTATAGCGGCCGCATGGTGAATCACGTGTTTGTGAACACGGTCGCGAATGTGGTGACCGCGGTGTGCGCGGTCCTCATCGCGATCAAAGTGATCTGATCAGTAGATCGACGGGGCCTCGAGCGACGCCGACTGGGTGTCGACGAACCAGACGGCGAGCGACGCCGCGACGATCGCCGAAATGTCACCGCGTGACCGGTCGAACACCCACCGGTCACCGCGCTGGCGGCGTGACAGCCCGGTGACGGCGTCCTGGAAGCGTTGGTCGCCGGAATGTCCGACCCGGCGTGCGGTGACGGCGTCGACCAGGCCGGCCGCCGCATCCGCGACGTCATGCGACGCCGCTTTGTGGACTGTGACCCGGAGCGACAAAGCAGGGATCAATGTGGACGCGGGACCGTAGTTGTCGACGACGCAGACGGCGGCGCCGCAGGCGGCGACGTAGTCGACGACCCATTCCAGGCCGGGACGCTGCTCGAGGACCTGCACCGCGACGACGTCGTCGACGACACCGGCCGCGACGACGGTCGCGCCGACCCGTTCCGGATCGACTTCGACCGCGACGACCGGTGTCGACTCGAGCTGTGCGTACGGCAACTCGGACCACACGTCGGGGGCGATCACATGGCGGGCCGTCGACCACGTCGTGCGGCACAGGTACTCGCGGGCGAACGCTTCGGTGCCGATCGTCTCCGCCTGGATCGCCAAATATTCGTGCGGGATGCCGTTCGGCTGCTCGTAGGTCGGCATCGTCGCCGCCCACACAGCCGGGTCGAGCGGGTCGTCGTCATCGGCACACGAATACTCGTGCCACATGCGGCGCCGGTCGCCGTCCGCGACCGCCCTGCGGCCGAGCTCGCGTTGCTGGTTCAGCAGCTCCGACGATTCGTCGCCGGCGTTCGAGATGATCACCAACTGCGCCCCGAAGCTGTTGGTGGCGCCGTCACGCATCGCCATCGTCGGCGCCAACGTGTCGAGCAGCCACGCCTCATGCGTCAACGCTTCGTCGATGATCGCCAGGTCGACGGAGCGGCCACGGGCACCATCCTTCGACGGGGTCACGATCTCGTACACCGACCCGTTGTTGAAGCGGAGCGACTCGGCGCCATGCGACCGGGTCACCTTCGCGACGTGCGACGCGAACCGTGACCGCAGGATCAGATTGACGTGCTTCGTCCACTGCGCGAACGCGTTGTTGCGGTCCTGCGCTGTGAACACGATCGTCTGCGGCCCGATCTTGTGGCCGACGAGCAGCTCGACATCCGACAGCTCCGGCGCCAACGCCCGCAACAGGACATCGGCACCCGCCGCCGCGGTCTTGCCGGCCTGCCTCCCAACGATCGTCCCAGCCACCCTCGCCGCCAACCGGCGGCCGATCTCACACTCGACGAGCTCGTACATGACGTCCGCCCGATATTGCTGCCACGGATGCGGCACAAACCCGAGCCCGTCAACAATGTCCGCCCACGTGTCCCCCAACGTGCCCCGCGACATATCCCGCGGCGTCCCAATCCGCGGCCCCGCCGGCGATATCGGACGCATTATCGGCCACCCGCTTTACGCGACCGCTTTACCGGCCGCGGTTTATCCCAGCCATTACGCGGCGACCCGCCCGACCGCGCCGCAATCACCCGCGCCTTCGCATTAGCGGCCCGCCACCCGCCCCGCCGAACATTGCACGCCAGGTGCGCCGGCCGCAATATGCAACACCCCGCCCCCGCAATGTGGCGGTGCTCCCACAGCGCCGGCACATGATCCGCGCTATCCGCCGCAGGCCCCCCGCATATCCAACACCGCGGATTACCGGCCAGCAATAAAGCACGCTGCTTTACGTACGGACCTTTATAGGGGGACTTAGCCACGAGATTAATTAATGTCCTAATGTTTAGGGGGAGATCCGCCCAGAAG